AGTTACAAGTGAAGATAAAACGACAGTTATTCTGAAATTCCTCGATGACAGCACGGAGTAGTAACTGCACATCGGGTGTAGAATTGTCTGCCTCATCAATAATAACCACCTTATGCTTGCCACCGACAAGCGAGGAGGAAGATGCAAAGGACTTACATTTTGTGCGGACAGTATCTAAGTAACGACCTTCATCAGATCCATTAATTAGATAGTAATCCGCACCCATTTCTTCACACAGTGCCTTGGCAAGAGTAGTCTTACCAATACCTGCGGTGCCAGGCAACAGAAGATTAGGGATCTCCCCATTGTCAACGTATCCTTGGAAGACCGCACGATTGACATCTGTTAGGATACAATCAGAAACTGTCTTTGGACGATACTTTTCAACCCAAAGAAACAGTTTACTCATTAGTCTTGATCAGGCTCCAGTGCGATAAAGTAATTGAGAGATGACTCAGACAAAGAGTTGAAATTAATCACATTCTTGTCAGAGATACACACATGATATGTGCCATCAAGAATCTTAAGATTCTCAATCTTCAAGCAGTAACAGAAGTTACGCTCATGCTGAGGTTTAGCACCCCAGAAATCTGATTCCCAGATAACTTTATCAACTGGGACAGAGAATACATGACTGTTGTCAGTCTTCTTGTCTCTAACAGAGATAGAAAGATTACCTTGGAATGAATTGACACAGAAATCAGTCACACCAAAATTGTATGCTGCTTCCTTGAGGAGTTTAAGATTCCTCATTGTCAACTCAAAGTTTACGACCTTCTCAGGAAGATTAGGATCGTAGGTCTTAGGAGGTTGGACGATAATATCAGGGTCAGACTTGACATAAGTTGCCTTACCCTTGGTTGCTTTGTCCGCAATATAAACTTTATTCTTTCCTAGGAATACTAGATGCGGTTGCTCAAACATGGAGCAAGTCTTGACAAACAAAGGCAGGTCATAGATAGGAAGATCCTCAGGAAGATCCTCTGCCATCGATGAGAAGGCAAGGATATTCTTGTTGACTGCCATTGTTGCTAGTGTCTTCTCCGAAGCTTTAATAACAATAGATTTATTAATCTCACTAAAGTTTTTTAGCAGACCAATGGTCTTTTTAGAGAGACGAATTTCAGATGCTTCATTCATGGAGTGTTGATTCAATTTGATTGTCGAGGCGAACGCGATTGCGATCGTTAAAACACATTAGAAGTATACAATAATGCATTGCCTTCATAATGTCAACCCTTGCGGTGCCTTTCTTGTCATAACGAGACAAGTATTTGATTGCGTTGGATCGGCAGAATGCTTCAGCATCACCGACTGCCTCAATCAGATCCAGTGTTTGCACACCTTCACCGTTGTCTGAGGAGTAGTGTTGCTGATATGTGCCACTAATATAGGATGAGACCTCCTTCAAGATCCCATCCTCATTGTATTTGTATGCCATTACGAATTAAACAGAGTTTCTACTTGAGACATGTCTACCTCACCATCAATCTTATCATAAAGATCGAGGAATGACTGCTTTGTTTCGTCATCGAAACGGTTGAGGCAAACCTTGATTGCCTTTGCACGATCAGAGAAGATCGCATATGCACGAATGATGTGCACAAGACGACGAGTAGAGATGACTTCATCAACACCACCTTCTCTGAATGTCCTACGGATCATGTCTGCCCATGTCACAAGGTTAGCAATATATTTGTCGTCGCATGCATCCAACTCTTTGCAGTAGTTGTTAAGCATTTTTGTTTCGATAGCAGGAGTAGGATACTCTTGCTCAAATGTGAGAGGGAATCTCTCAAGGAATGCTTCGTTGAGCACGTTAGTGCCGATAAAACGACCATCGTCGCTACCGTTACCCTTCGTGTTTGCAGTAGCAATCACTGTGAATCCTTTTGCAGGTTTCACATACCTACCGATCTTCTTGAGGAAGACTCCACTACCTTCAAGAATAGACTGAAGACAGAGGATTTTGTTGGACGCAAGGTCAATCTCGTCTAGAAGGAGGACAGCTCCCCTCTCCAAAGCTTCGATGACAGGACCGTTGTGCCAAACTGTATTGCCATCCACAAGACGAAACCCACCAATAAGATCATCTTCGTCTGTTTCAATGGTAATGTTTACACGAATCAACTCTCTATTTAGAGCAGCACATGCTTGCTCTACACCCATAGTCTTACCGTTTCCTGACAAACCTGTGATGAATGCAGGATAGAATACTTTGGACTTGATGATCTTTTTGAGATCAGAGAAGTTGCCGAAGGGGACAAAGTTGGTATCTTTAGTTGGAATCAAGCGATCTTGGACTGGTGTTGCTTTGTATGACTTCTCAAGAGTTTCTTTCTTCTCAGTAAGAGTAAGATCCCACTTGCCAATACCTTTCTTGTATTGCTTCAAGCGTTTTTTGACAGTCGCAACGGAGCAGTCAAAGTGATCTGCTGCAGCAACAAGTTGTTGGAAGGTAACTTCGTTACCGTGCTTACCAGAAAGATAAGTCTTGAGGTCTTCAGTGGTCACAGGGACAGGAGCGAATGGCATGTTTTGTATTTGTGTCTATACAGATATTATACAAGTAAAAAGTCGGCAATGCCACTCCGAGTGGACAGTATCCAATCTGGTCTACGGTCTGGTTTGCGAAGGTAATTATCGGGTGCCCATGGTTTACTAGCAACATAGCGTTTGTATGCTGTTACTGTAGAGATAGTGGTATCGTATTTAAACTCGTCAGGACCTGCAAAGACAAAAGGTGTGTGCCTAGCACTACAACCTTCGGGTGCAATATGTGCTGCGAATCGTATAGACTTTTCGCAACCATGCTCTTTATTATATCTATATGTGTATTCCTCACAAAGTGCAATACCATGCTCTAGCAACCAAGCAATATTATGTGGAGATTCTGCTACCCACTTGGTGCAAGGGTGATTACGAAAGGCACCCTTCTCTGTTTTGTATGGATCGCCATTAGACTTGAAAACCTGACCGATATTGTGATACCAGTCAGAGTAAACAATGGATAACATTTGGCATGTCTCTAATGGCATCTTAACAACGTGCTTATCTGGCAGTTGGTATGCTGCCAGATAGGGATCGTTATTAACTGCGAAGATATTCATGCAATCTGTGTGATAAAGGAAGATAGAATCTTCTTGTTGTTTGCTTTAGCACCGAGGGACTTCTTGAATGCAGTCCTGATCTGTGCATTTGTTGCATCTTCTTGGACTTCAAAGTCAGTGTTAGTCTCTAGAGATTTTTGACTGATAAGATACAACTCTTGGTAACCGTTTGTGTTAGGCATGCAAAGAGACTTTTGCTTTTTCCATGATTTGATAATGGATTCTGTTTCATGGTAGTCATAACCACAACCCCAACGGATGAAATGACCTGCATCTGATCCGTTGATTACACGGAAACCAATGAAGTTGGTAGATGGGAATGCATACTTGAGATATTCAAGGAGTCCTTTAGTCAATCCTGAGTGAGTATCGTTGGTTACCTTACCATGATAACCGATCTTTCTGTCTCTGACAACTACTCGTCCGTGAAGACTTCCTCTCCAAAGAGAATTTGACTCGTGCCTAGGTTTCTGAATGATACCGATAGTGTTTGACTCACCGTCAGTCAAGGTAACAACGTGTAGTTTCTCAACACCATGTTGTTTCTTGAATGTTGGGATAAGAGTCCTGAGTGAAAGCAAGCAATCATTAAGAGGTGTGCCACCAAGATTTAGTTGGTTAGGAATAGGATAGTTGTAACCGTAGTAGTTGTAACGATTCTGGAAGTGACCGCTTAGACGGAATAGGTAGTGAGCAAGTCTCTCAAACTTCTGGTTGTTGACGTCACTAGTCAAGAATTCAATCAAACGCATTGACTGATAGATAGCAAACTGACCTGCAACTGGTGCTTTAGCGTATGCGTTGAAGTCTTCGTGGTCATGACCTCTACTATATCCGTTAGGATCACTGTCGTCACGATACTCCCAGTATTGATCACTGAATGCATATGCTACGAATGGAATCTTTGCTTTACGGCAGAAGAATGCGAGAGAAAGAAGTTGCTTCACAGTCTGATGAATCTGTTGATGCATAGATCCAGACCAGTCAAGAGTAAAGATTAGACCGTGATTCTTACCGTCAGGTGTGGTTGTAATCTTTCTGAAGATATCGTCGTTGTATTTGTATTGGAAAAGTTTTGTAGTATCTAGGACACCAGTCTTGGAAACTGAAGCACGAGCATATGCTGCTGCAGATTTCTTACACTCAAACTCTTTAACCATGTAGTTGACTTCTTTGTTGATTGACTTACGAAACTCTCTGTAATCTTCGTCAATTTTAGTGAAGTCAATAGGAGCATAGCAATCGTGATTAGGATCTGTATAGCAATCATTTGCCCAGAATCTATCACAATCATTTGTCCACTTGTCATGTGGCACAACGATGTGCTTAAGGTTTACCTCAGGGACATCAGCATATGTTGGGTGTGCATACTCATGAGTCTCTGCAAGATCTTGTAGATTCTCTGCAAAATTCTTGTCAGTTACACCGTCGCTGTAGTCATAACCACCTTCCTTTGTAGAAGTGTCACCTTCATCCCACTCTGACTCTTCACCTTGGTCACCTCTCTCAGACTGATTCTGAGGAGAAGGATCATCACCTTGACCTGACTCATCAGATTCTTGTGGTTTATCCTG